TTGGAGAAACACCTATTTATATTGTTGAAAATGACGTAGGTGAACTAGTAAATAATGTAACAGAAACTGAAGTCGAAGCAATACCAGAAGATACGCGACATAATTTAAGAATAGAATGTACAAGCACAGAAGAACCTATTAATTTTGAAGATTTTGTTTATATATTGCGTGTAAATATTTCACAAGATATTAATAACCCTGTATACCATTACGAATTTGTAAGAAATATGTCAACGAAAAATTATATCTTAAAATATAGTGATATACCAGAATATATACAATATTTTATATATGATAATTGTTATAGATATGCAAAATTAAATGCTAAACAAAACACTGGATTTTCTAGTATTTCAAAATTTGCTGATAAGTTTTTGTTATTTGATAAGCAAGTAGAGGAAGAAAGACAAAACTTAAAGATACAAATTCAATTAGATGAAGCGGAAAATATAAGAGACCAGTTGTTGCAAGAAGAATTACAAACAAACGAAGAGTTTTCTCTATTGCAAGCTGACCCAAATAGTTCTCAAATAGAAATAAATAATATGAGAGATAAAGTAGAACAAGTAAAGATACAACTAACAAATATTATAAAAAAAATAGATATGCTAGAAGGAAACAATACAAAAACAAAAATTATAGGCGGTGAACAACCAATTATTATACAGAATTTTAACACGAATCCGTTATCTTTGCCATTTACAATAGATTATTCGAAAAAAGATGAATCTAAATTTTCATATTATATAAATATTGAACTAGAATTGTTTCCTGGAACATCCATTAATTCAATACAAAAATCTTCCGTAAAATGTCAAACACGTTTTGAAAAAATAAGAGAAGCTTATGCAGAACTATTTGGGTATGAATATCGTCCAGGAATAATATCAGAAGCATATGCATATCAGGCAATACCTGAAAAAGAAAAAGAAGATGAAGAAGAAATGAATAGTAGTAGCAATTTGTCAGGTGGTAAAAAGAGATGTAAATCTAAAAGTTGTAAAAAAATAACAAATAAAAAATCTAAAAACTACACTAATAAAAATAAAAAATAAAATAATATAATATATGAATAACATTGTATTATTTGGTTTACTTTTTAGTATTATGATTATATTAGATATTATATTTAATTATTCACTCATACTTTATGGTCCAAAAATATTATCTTTTTCAAATTTAATATATAAAATTCAAGGTTCTAATCTAAAAATAAACTATTTGAGTGCATTTTTATCATATATTTTTTTAACATTTGCGTTATACTTTTTTATTATAAAAGATAACAAAAGTTCATTTAGAAAAAAATTAGTAAATGCGTTTATTTTAGGTTTAACAATATATGGTGTATTTGAAGCAACAAATCTTGCTTTATTTAAAAATTGGTCTCCTTACATAGTTTTATCAGATACATTATGGGGTGCTACATTAATGTTATTAACAACGTACATTTTCTATAAATTATTTAAGTAATAATTCTTGGAACAACATTAATTGTAGTTAATTCTTGAAATAATAGTTTACAAGCATAAGGAATTTCTACGTAAGAGAAGTCAGTTCGGTTATCACACGTTTTACAATGATGAATATGTTTTTGATCATTATAAGAAGCAATTAGACCACATTTTTTACAAACATTTACTGAATATTTATCAGATACGTCGTACATTCTTTCGCGAGTAAATCTTGATGCTCCGTGTGAAACCATACAATTATGTGCTACAATTCCATTTGCTAAGAATGAATGAGTATTTTCTACTTCAATATCATATACTTCATGCATTCCAGCAGGTCGGATATCAATTACTTTTAAATCCATAGTTGGAATACCTTTAAACTCTCTTGATACTCCATAACAACTATTATTTGTATTTACATTTATATCTACATCTATTTGATCCAATTCTAAATCGTTATATTCTAATTCATCAATATTAATCTTTTTATCTTGTTCTTCATTAAACCAACTCAATGCACCAATTTCCTTCAAATATTCTTCTGCTGTAGGAAATCCCTTTGCTCTGAATGCTCCAAACTTGGTTCCTTTAGTTAAATGATCACTAATATCGTGTGGTGTTGGAATAGCATATTCATGAATAACTGGTTCAACAAGAGTTAATTCAGTTACAGCTTGTTCAATAGCCTTTTTACTTGATATATGCTTATTAGGATTTTCTTTTTTCAATTCCGTAAATCTAGTAATTTCATCGACTCTATTAACAATCCAATTATGTTGTCTAACAACTTCATTGCGAAGACGCTTATATGAAACACCTGCTTCTAATCGTTGTGATTTATGACAGCAATAACGGAAACCTATTTTTTCTGAAAAGGGGATTAATTCATCAATAGATAAGTGTAATGTTAGTTGATATGATTTATTTATGCTATTCAACTTTTTCTTTGAACTTGTAGTCTCTTTTAATCCTTGAATAGTAACATTTGTAATATCAAATTTAGCAAGTAATTCTTTAAGTTGTTCCATCATTAATTTCAATGATTCTAAATATTCTTCTTTTTTAGATTTAGAGAAAGATACAGATGTTAGCAAATCGCGTTTGCCTCTGTGCATTCCTAATACACAAGTATGACCGTCCCCACCAAATAATCCACCTAAGAATTCACGAATAATAGGCTTAGGACAATTTGGATCTAATACGAATTCAGGCAATGGTGTTTTTTGGCTTACTTTTCTTCCAATAGTAACACCTTTTATATTTTTTAACAAATACACAAATTCATCAGGGAGACGAATAGAATAATAATTTTGACATTCAAATTTTTCTTGTTTAATAATACAAAACATCAATAAATCTTCCAATATATTATTTACATCATTCATATGTCCTAAATTAATTAAACCACATATTTTTTGAGATTTTTTATACAATCCTCCATCAGTCCAGAAATAACCTAGAATTCTCATAAATGCCAAGGTTTTAAAATACTCATTAATATTGTTTGTTTTTAATGTTATTCCAACATCTAAACTCCAATTATTACATTCATTAATTTCTTGTTGAACATCTATTAAAGGATAATTTACTCCTGTTTTTAATCTGGTTTCACCAACAATAATATCTTTAATTGGTAACCAAGTATTATCAGAAGTGAGCATTTTGTGATTATCTGTGAAACTAATTTTTCTACCATCTTGAAATGTCACATCTACACATTGTCTTACACCTTTACTCATAAATCCCTTTTGTTCTGAACTAATCAGACTATTTGTCTTCTCATTCCATCCTAAAACATTATAAGAATATTCATCCATAGTTCCTATTTTTACACTTAGACCACAAGAAAGGGGAACTGGAGTAGCATACCTGGCGCAATCACGTTCCATTTCGCCAAAGCGTAATCCTCCTGATCTCGATCTGCCTTCCGCTGGTTGTCTAGTAAGATTCATCATAGGACCAATAGAACGACTATGTTGTTTATCGTTAACCATGTGTTTAAGACGCTGGTAGAAGACAGGTCCCATAAAAGTAGTACACTCAATTTGTTCGCCGGTAAGTCCATTATATAATAATTCATTTCCGTGTGCTTCATATCCTAATTCAAGTAGTTTTTCAGAAATATAGGATATATCTAACCCGCCAAAACTAGTTCCATCACCAAATAATCCAAGTTCAACTAAAACCTTGCCTAACAATGTTTCTTTTAATTGCCCAATAGTCATACGAGATGGAATAGCATGAGGATTAATAATAATATCAGGTCTTACACCATCTTTGGTAAAAGGCATATCCTCTTCCGGAATTATATTACCAACCGTACCTTTCTGACCATGTCTCGAGGAGAATTTATCACCAATCACTGGTTTTCTAAGAGCACGAAGACGAACCTTGGCAAATGTATACCCATCGCCATTTTTGTCAATATAGTTTTTATCGACATAGGTTTCTTCAACCGTTTTGTAAGTTTTACTTTGGTCTTCATATTTAATTACTTTTGTATGATCAGTTTTATTTTCTTTAATTGGAACAACCTTAGCAATAATAACATCACCATTCTCAACTAAAGTATTTTCAGGCATAAGACCCTTAGAATTTAACTTGTTATAATTACCAAATTTCATTCCCTTTGTCTTTGTTTGGTCAGGCTTGCAACGAACAATATCATCTCCATTATTATTTTGATTATCTTCATCTTTTTCAGTGTGATAAATAGTGATTTGAAATAAACCACGATCAATTGAGCCTTGATTAATTAATACAGAGTCTTCTTGATTGTAACCAGTATGTGTCATAATTGCTACATTAATATTGCATCCAGACGGAATTTCATTAATGCGAATCATATTCATAATACGTGTTTCTACAAGAGGACGAGTAGGATTTGTCATTACATAGGCAGTTTTATCCATACGTTCAGTAAAATTTGTAGCATATATACCCATAGCCTGTTTTTGTTGGGCAGACTGATATGTGTTTCTAGGAGACTGATTATGATCTGGGAATGGAATATTAGACGCAACAATGCCAAATATAGTAGATGGGTGAATTTCACAATGAGTATATTTGTATGTTTTATTAACAGAATTATTCACTATTTGACTAAGTTCTTTAGGATTGGTAGCAATCATAGCAAAACTTTGTTCTTCTGGATCAATATATTCAATTACTGCTTCATCTAACTTACAACTAGTCAATAAATCATCCCATCCTAATTCACCCGATTTTAGACTTTCAAGAATTTTATTATTAATAAGAATATTATTATTTTTAACACGTAATACAGGTCTAGTAATTCTACCACAATCATTACAAACTCGTATTTCTTGTTGATTATAATCAAACACAATAGATGTATAAATATTAATAATTCCCTTATATTTCATTGATTTCAAAAGCGCGTATAAATCTTTAGGTTTATCTGTCATACCAATAATATTTCCATTAATAAATACTTTTACATGATTGAACATCTCGGATGGTTTTAATCCATCTATTTTAATAACGTGTGGTTCAATATAATCATATAAAGGTTTACTATCAGAATAAATGGTTACGTGAGCCATATAACTTAAATTCTTAACAACACCAACTGATTGACCTTCAGGTGTCTCGGCAGGACAAATAAATCCCCACGTAGTATTATGTAATTTACGAGGAGGAATCAATTTTCCACTTTTATCAGTAGGGGTAGAAATTCTTCGCAAATGACTTAATGAAGCAACATAAGTAAGACGATTAAGAACCTGCCCAACACCAACCTTATTGGAATTAGAGTTTTTAATACCAAAATCACCAGTAGATAAGGCACGTCTAAATCCTTGTTCCAAAGTGCTTGATTTAATAAACTTGTAAATGTTTGAATCATTAATAATATTTGTGAAATCTTCTTTGGAACGCCAAGAACCAGTATTTATTTCTTTAATGATAGCCTTTTCCATATCTTTTACAACTTTATTAAAGTAATTTCTAAGCAAGTTATTCAAAGATGCTCCGGCAAGATCAATGCGTTTATTTAAATACGAATCTCGGTCATCACCTTTAATATATTCAAAATGAACACGTAATAATTTATTTGCCATATATCCTAAGAAATAAATCTTTTGTTTCATAGTTTGACAATGAGGAAATAAATCATTTTGCAATACATCAACCGCAAATTGGTGTTTCTTTTTAGCACCAGTTTCTTTATCCATATTAATGGGTGTATAACTTACATTACTAACAATAAGTTTTAGTGATTCTTCTTGTGTTATATATTTACTTGCTTCAACAATAGATGCTTGTAAATTCTCAAGAAGCGGTTTATTTCGTTCATCGTGTAAGTTAAGTAATATAAATTCACAAATTTCTTTATCAGTGACTATACCTAATGCTCGAAAGATAACAAATAATGGTAATGGTTGTTTAATTCTTGGAATTTGAATACAAATTGGATGACCAAAACCATTATCTTTTGAAGCAATAAACATATTAATTTGTTTTGGTGAAATACATTTATTATCAGGAATTGATTTTATTTCGGCTGTCCACGAGTATTTTGGATTGTTTTTATTTACATTGAATAGATAAACTCTATTTTCAGCAGCTCTTTCTTGGCCTAATACAGTCTTTTCAGAACCATTTATAATAAAGTATCCACCAGCATCATATTGGCATTCACCTGTTTTTTTGGGATCAATATATTTGTATTGATTTAATACACAAATATTTGATTTAAGCATAATAGGCAGTTTACCAATAGGAATATTAGGCAATATTTTTTGTTGGACATTCACATTTTCCAAATGTTCTCCATTCCGAATAATGTATTTTATATTTACATCAAGCGTCATAGAAGATGCATAAATGAAATTTCTTAAACGAGCTTCTTGAGGAAACATAAGCTTAATAGCGCCATTGTTTTCATATATTTGTGGTCTGTAAATGTGGAAATTCTCGAATGTAATAAATACTTCTAGCAAATATTTTCCAGATGCGGCATCAAAATCATTTTCCGATTTTATATGAACAGGGTTAAACATTTCAATCGTTTTCATAATTTGGTATTCAACAAAGTTATTATATGATTCTAACTGATGCCGAACAAGTCGATTTAAATGTTGGTCTTTAAAATATGTTTCAATTATTGACCAAGGTGTTTCAATATATGGATCTAAATTAATGTCAAATGTGCCTGAATAATCATTCATATTTGAACTAGCATTATGGATATTATTTATAGAACTCATATTTTCAATAGTAATTTCAGTTTCGTTTTTCGAGTTATGTGTATTATAATTTATATCCATATAGCTTGCTATTTTTTATTTCAATTTATTTTTAAATAGTTTTAAAATATATTATTTATAAAAAACTCATACAAATAATTATAAATATAATTAAAAACAATATATAAACATAACATATTAGATAAATATAACATTAATTAATAAGGTATAATATGAAGAATAACAAAACTAACAAAAATCAATTTGGCAAATTTAAAACTCATACTGATATTCATAATTACAATAAATTTTTGTTAGATTTGGATAATAAATTAGTGAAACAAACTATTATTGACGCATCATTAAATAAAATAAATAATAATGAAAAAACAAGTATGAACAAACTAATAACAAATATTAATACAAAAGCAGTTAATGAAAGTATAATGTCTCCCAATATAAGCGGGTTAACACCTTGGGAAATGCTTTTGGTTGAACTAGAAAAAGAAGTGTATCAACCAAATTTATACGTTCAAGAAAACCCGATTTTGTTAGTTAATCCTTTATCTGTAACTACTGAATTAGATAAAGATATCGATATCGATATCGATATCGATACACATGCCAAAAAAGAATATTTAAAACAAAAAGAAAAGGTATTTATACAAGCAGATATAAACAATATTCAAGACTTATTAGATTTAATCGAAAAATATCCAAATCATCCAAAATTTGAGTATAATATTAATATGAAAGCATTACATAAAATCAAAGAGCCATTAAATGAATTAAACAATATGATTGGTATAAAAGAACTTAAAGAAAATATTGTAGACCAAATATTATTTTATATACAAAATTTACATACACTTAATGCAAAAAGTATTTCAGGCAATGATTTTATGCATACAGTCATATATGGTCCTCCTGGTACAGGCAAAACAGAAGTGGCAAAAATTATTGGAGCGATATTTGCAAAATTAGGTATTCTTAAAAAAGGTACATTTAAAAAAGCAACAAGAGCTGATTTAATTGCTGGATATTTGGGACAAACAGCATTAAAAACTAGAGATGTAATTAATGAATGTCTTGGAGGTGTTTTATTTATTGATGAAGCATATGCTCTTGGCAATGAAGAAAAACGCGATTCTTTTTCAAAAGAATGCATTGATACACTTTGTGAAGCATTAAGTGATAATAAAGATAATTTAATGGTCATTATTGCTGGATATGAGGCGGATTTAAATGAATGTTTTTTTAATTATAATCAAGGATTAAATTCTCGATTTACTTGGAGATTTAAAACAGACGATTATACATCAGAAGACTTGTATAAAATTTTTGTTAAAAAGGTTAAAGATGCTAATTGGAAATTAGATGTAAGTACAAATATTAATGTAAAATGGTTTGAAAAAAATAAAAAACATTTTAAATTTTATGGAAGAGATATTGAAACCTTGCTTGCTAAAACAAAAATAGCACATAGTCGTCGAGTGTTTTGTTTGGATCAAGAAGCAAAAAAAAATATTATTTTAAAAGATCTTGATAAGGGTTTAGAGATATATTTAAAAAATTTTAATACAAAAAAGAAGGAAGATGAAGAGCGATTAAGAAATATAGTTACATCTATGTATATGTAATGTAGTGCAATATAAACATATTATTATTGAAAGTAAAATAAAAGTAGTTTAGAATTGTAATTGTGTTATTTACTTTATATTTTTTTCATTGAAATAAATAACAATGTCAACAAAAAAAACAATTCAAATCAATCCAGAGTTATTTAAGCTTTCTGGAAATAAAACAAAAAAATCACGTGAAAAAAAAGATTTGAGCATTAACTCCGTTATTACACCAAATAATTTAAAAAATAAGTTATTGAAACGCATTAAAGATCATAAAACAAAAGAAATACAACAAAATCAGTTATCATTAAAACAAAATGTGAATACAAATGCTCAATCTACCAGTAATACATATACAGATGAATTTAATAGTGCGATGGATTATTTAAGTGACTTATCAAAACAAAAACAGCGTTATGCTGAAAAAGAAAGATATAAAAAACAAATTCTTAATAAGACAATTAAAAATAGTCAAATACCTTTTATTCAAAATCAAAATCATAATCAATACCAAAATTCATCAAATATAGGAAATATTATGTTAGATTTACCGCCTGAATTAGAAGAGCCTTTTGTATCATCTATTACAGATCCAATCAGAATGAATTATAAATATAACACAAATACAAATTCAGATGTTCCATATGGTTGTCTTAAAAATGGATTTAAGCCATCCTATCGAACTTGGATACAAACTAGAAAAAATTATGAACAACCAGAATTAAATCCTATTGAAGTAAGACCGCCTACGCCACCTAAAAAATCAGTTGAGTCTACTACTTTTCTAACAGGGGCTACATATAGTACAAATGCGAATGCAAATTCTAATATACAACTAACAAGAGAAGATCGTTTAGAAAAAATACGAAATAAATTACGATTAATTGATCAAGAAGAAATAAATAAAAAAAGAAAGGAAATAGATGATTTAAACCGAATTGGTAAAGAACTTGGATTAAATGATGATGAAGAAATGGATACAAATTTAGACGATTTGCCAGAATTTGAAGAAAGAAAAGAAAATGTTATGCCTGAACTAACAGAACTTCTAGAAGAAAGAGAAAAGATACATGAGATGCAAAATCCAAAAAATAAAATAAAAAAAACAATAAAGCGCAAGTTTACATTAGGAAGGTCTGAAAAATTGCGAAAAGTAGCAATCTTGGTAAAAGATAAAAAAACAAGAAAAAATATATTAAATACACAAAAGGAACTTAAAAAGATGCATATAAATGATGTTCGTAAATATTTACGACAACACGGAATTATTAAAGCTGGAACTACTTGTCCACCTGATATTTTAAGAAAAACATTTGAGATGGCAATGTTGGCTGGAGAAGTAACAAATGTAAATAAAGATGTGATACTTCATAATTTTATGAACCCCGATAAGATTTAAGTATTTGAATAATTCATTTTTAACTATTTTTAATATCACATTATAATAAAATATAATGAATACAAATATACGACAAGACTTGCCTAGGTTTATTAAGGATTTTTTTTATAATTTAAAGAACTATTTGGATGCTGATTTATATTTTTATGGTTCAATTAATCGATCTGATTATATTCATGGAAAAAGTGATATTGATTTGGCTATTTTTACGGACAACGAATATAGTGTAATTAATCAGTTACAACATTTTTTACACGCATCTAAAAGTGAATTTAAAAAGGTTATTTGGAAATTAGAAGGCCAAATGATTTATGGATTTAAGATTAAGTGCGATCCAAATTTGTTAAATGGTGCTGAATGTGAAATAGCAATATATAATAATGATTTTAAAGACTTGTTATTATTTGAATTTCAAAGAAATGATAATGTCCCGCTATTATTATTTTCAATGTTATATATATTAAAACTCTTTTATTATAAAATACCTATTATGTCAAAAAAAACATATGCAAACATTAAAAAATTCTTATTTAATAAAGTAATGAATAACAAGGATTCCGAATTTCTATTAATTTAGTTGATAATTTGTTAGTTTGTTTGTTTGTTAGTTTGTTAAGATTCATAAACTAACAAATCAATAAATATTATATATTTAAAGACAATAATACATATTTATATAGAATTATTAAAGAGAATAAAGTAAATATCTCAATGTCAGTTATAAAAGACTATTTAACTAACACAAAAAAACATAGTGATGAATTTGGCGAATTTACTATTATATTATTGCAAAATGGGGCTTTTTTTGAAGTATATGGTCTTAAAGACGAGAATGATGAAATTCATAAAAGTAAATTAGTTGAGTTTTCAAGAATATGTGAACTTAATATTGTTGAACGAAAGCTAGCAGGTGATAAGTCAATGTATATTGATGGATTAAAAGTAGTAAATGCTGGATTTAAAGAGCATCAACTTGAAAAATATGTTACTAAATTGCAAAATGAGGGATTTACAATTATAGTATATGAACAAGACGAACAATGTCCAAATACAACTAGAAGTATAACAGGAATTTATTCTCCAGGTACATATTTTGGTGACGAAATTGATAAAATAACTAACAAAACGTGTTGTATATGGATTGAGTTAGTTAAAACATTATTTAAAAAACAAAATGAAACAAAAGTGTATGTAGGTTCTTCTATTATTGATATTTACACTGGAACCACATCCATTACAGAATTTTCAGAACAATATATTAGAAATCCTACTACATTTGATGAATTAGAACGTTTTATTTCTATTCATAATCCAAGTGAAACCATTATACTAAGCACATTATCTAAAACAGAAATAGATGAAATTATTAGTTATACGGGTATACAAAGTAAATTAATTCATTTTGTTAGTTTAGACCTCTCAAATAAAACAAATAATTCAATGTCAAAAAATTATTCAAGAGCAATGAATTGTGAAAAACAGACATTTCAATTACAATTATTAAATAAATTTTATAAGATTCTTGATATTAATTCATTTATGGAACCATTTATTGAACACGTATTTGCAACCCAATCATTTTGTTATTTATTAGATTTTATTTACCAGCATAATCCTAATTTGGTTTGTAAAATATCGGAACCAGTATTTGAGAATTCAAGTAAAAAGTTGATTTTGGCAAATCATTCATTAAAACAATTAAATATTGTTGATGATGATAATTATCGAGGTAAATATTCATCTGTTGTTAAAATGTTAAATCAATGTGTAACTGCAATGGGAAAACGAAAATTTTCATATAACTTTTTAAATCCTATTACAGATGAAGTATTGCTTCAACAAGAGTATGATATGATTGATAATTTGTTGCCAAACGTAAATAGTATTGAATTTGTCGGAATTCGTAATACAATGTTATCAATTAAAGATATTACAAAAATAAATAGACAAATTATGTTAAAAAAAGTGACTCCAAAACAAATATATCAATTATACAAAGGAATCTTGTATAGTAAACAAATATATGACCAAGTGGTTCAAAATTCATTTTTACAAAAGTATCTAACTGACAAATTACAAAATTTTAATAGCGTGCTACAATCTATGAATATGTTACAGCAATATATTGAAAAGGTATTAATTATAGAAGATTGTAAAGATATTGAAAATATACAGAGGGTCGAAAGTAGTTTTATTCAAATAGGCACAGATGAAACACTTGATAAGAATATAGAAACGCTTATGGAATCTCAAGATCAACTGGAATGTATTCGTGCTTATTTTAGTTCATTGATTGCTAACTATGAAACCGAAAACTCAAAATTAAATTCAAAACGAAAAAAGGTAATTGTTGATGAAAATGATGACGAAGAAAATGGTGAATCTGGTCTGGTATCCAATAATTATGTAAAAATCCACGAAACTGAAAAAAAGAATTTTAGTTTAATTGCAACTGAAAGAAGATGTAAAATATTAGAAGAAGTTATTAAAAATAAAAAAATAACTAAGACTACACTAAGATATACATCAAGCTATACAAAAAAAGATACTGAATTAGTTGTTGAGTTGTTATGTAATGGAAATGTAATAGAATTACATAAACAAAGTGCTACAAATAAAAGTATTATAACACCACAAATAGAAAAATTGTGTCGTAATGTTGGAACTATTAAAACACATTTTATTGAAATGGTTATAAAAGTATACAATAGTATTATTTGTAAATTACAAGAATATAATGAAGAAATTGAAAGAGTTTGTGAATTTATTACATATATTGATTTAGTCTATACAAAAGCATTTATTGCGCATAAATTTTGTTATTGTAAACCTCAAATTATTCAAACAGAAAATAATAAATCTTGTATTAATGTTACTGGATTGCGTCATTGTTTAATTGAAAAAATTCAACAAAGCGAGTTGTATGTAGCAAATGATATTTGTCTTGGTTCACATAATGATAATCATAATGATAATGATGAATTAATGGATGGATTACTTTTATATGGAACAAATGCTGTTGGTAAAACAAGTTTTATTCGTGCATTAGGAATTTCAGTTGTGATGGCCCAGGCTGGATTATATGTTCCAGCAACGACATATTGTTATAAACCATATAAATATATTTTTACACGCATTCTTGGTAATGATAATTTATTTAAAGGATTATCTACTTTTGCTGTTGAAATGTCTGAACTTCGTACTATTTTACGACTTGCTGATAAAAATAGTCTTGTTTTAGGAGATGAATTGTGCTCGGGAACAGAAAGTATTAGTGCTATTAGTATATTTGTATCGGGTATACAAATGTTATCACGAGTTAATTGTTCCTTTATATTTGCTACACATTTACACGAAATTATTAATTATGATGAAATAAAAGATTTGGAAAATGTTTCTTTAAAACATATGTCAGTAATCTATGATAAAGAAAAAGATTGTTTAGTATATGATCGTAAGTTAAAAGATGGCCCGGGAACAAATATGTATGGATTAGAGGTATGTAAAAGTTTAAACTTGCCACAAGAATTTTTGGAAACAGCCAATAACATTCGCATGAAATATAATCCTACTTCTGCATCTATTTTAGATCAAAAACAATCAAAATATAATGCAAAATGTATAAAAGGAATGTGCGATAATTGTGGGCAACACTTAGCAACCGAAGTGCATCATTTACAATATCAAGAAAACGCGAATGAAAAGGGTACAATTATTAATTCAGAAGAAGGGTTGCTATTTCATAAAAATAATAATGCAAACCTAATAAATATTTGTGAAACGTGTCATAATAATATACACAAAACAGGTAAAAAGTATAAAAAAGTAAAGACAACAAAGGGCATTGTGTTAAAAGAGATTTAATAATTTAAGTACATTTTTATATAAAATATACTTAAACAATATTTATATTAGCGTCTTCTATTTTTTCTTGTTTTTAATCCAAACATGCTAAATATTTTACGTGTAATGTCTTGCAAAAAAGGAACAGATTTTTTTGTAGTTGTAATTACCTTAGAACCAACATTTTCTAATCCAGACTTCATCTTAGGCATATACTTTTTAGATGTTGCCTTAACATTTGTAACACCTTTTCCTAAAGTTTTGGTTACAATATTTTTAGAACTTTTTCTGCGATGACTTTTTTTATGTGCCATTTATTATATATTATACTAACAAAATATTATAAACGCATTAATTATTATTTATTTTCCATTGGAGACAATTGTTTAATAATAATTTTAGTGTCTTCTGCTAATTGCCATACAATTTCATCATTATTATAATCATTCAAATAAATAATTTCTTTAATATCTGATGAAGCAATTGTTCGAAAGCAATTTAGACATGGAAAATGTGTTATATACATAGTTGCTTTTGATATTTGTACACCTCTTTTTGCACAATCAGTTATAGCATTGATTTCGCTATGTACAACTGCTTGTTCGTGATCATCTTTTACAATACTTATATGTGGTGCACCTGGTAGAAAACCATTGTATCCCATTGAAATAATACGATTATCCTTAACAATTACAGAGCCTACATGAAGACGACCGCATGGCGAACGTCCGGATGCAAGCAAAGCAATTGACATAAAATATTCGTCCCAATTTAGTCTCTCAGTTTGATGAGTCTTAAGCGTCTTTGTATTTAAAAGCATCTATAAAATGTAACTAATTATGATAGGATTATTTCTTTAAGTTATTATGATTTATAATATATTATTAATTTATTGATTTATTGATATGGTTAATATAATAATACCATTGCCTCCAATATTACCTCCTGGAAAACTTGAAAATATAAATGTTCCAGGAGAACCACCGCCACCGCCACCGCCACCACGTACGCCACCGCCACCGCCTTGACCATTTGCAGTTGCTGTACCACTATGCCCACCTGAACCACCACCATTTACACCTGAACCACCACTGCTTGCAATATTTCCGCCACCACCTCCACCACCACCTCCACCATAACTAGATATTCCTCCGCTTCCATTTTGTCCTGCACCGCTATTACCACCAGTACCACCATTATATACATTATATAAACTACCTTGACTATTATTAATACTACCGCCTAATGAAGTTATATTAATAGATTGAGAAGTTATGTCTAATGATGATATATTTCCATTTAATGGACCGGATGGATTTTGAGCAGTTCCTAAACCTCCTGAACCTATAGCTAAATTAATCGTACAATTATTTGATGCTATCAAGCTACCTTGTAATACTTGACCACCTCCACCACCAGCACCTCCTGAACCCCCAGTAGTACCGCTATTTATTCCCGAATGTCCCCCAGCGCCACTACCTACAATTGTATAACTAACGTCAACCGTATTATATATATATATAGATGCATTTCCAGGTGTTGAAAAGGTAACTGTATAAACATTATTTAAGCTTGATAATGTATATGTACCGCTTAAAATTATAAATGGCTGAGAATTTTGAAATACCTGACCTAAATCATATGTACCAATTGTAGGTGTCCAACATGGTACAAAATTACATACATTATAATTAGTTATTATAAAACTATTACTTAGATCAGTTAGTTGTGGTGTAAATATATTTGACAAATCTATTCCATTTACTAAATATTTTGTTAGTTGATTGGTTGGATTTAGATTATAAATATAGCATCCGGTTGTAGTAGCAGTACCATCTAAAGAAACTAACAAAGCCTTATTACTATTATAACTATATGAAAGCCAAATTAATTGAGTTGAGATCGGGATTGACGGCAATATGGTCCAAGAATATCCATAATTATATGATATTATAAAATTATTATAACAGATTGTACTACCTGTTGAATTTATACAAACATTTGCAATTAAATTTGTATTTGGGGAATTGGAAAGCATCCAAGTTTGTCCATAATTAGATGACAAATATAAAGAACTTGATACAGAATTATTAAGCCCAACAACCCCATATTTTCCATCATTACTGATGTCAATTGATTGATATAATCCTGCTGTAGATCCGTAATTAGTCCAAATAGGATTTCCAATTGTATAAATCCAAATACCGCCAATATATCCAGAATTAGATTGAGTAACACAACACATAAATTCAGGTGTAAAAATATTTGTACTATTATTGGATATTTTACAACTTGGAATATATAATGCGATATTAGTATATCCTTGTAATTGTTCTAAATTCCACGTAGAAAGGTTATTTGAATAAAATAGAAACTGTCTATTTGGAGAAACACCATTATAATATGATGAAACTAGTAAGAGCCCAGCATTATTAATAGATATAGAACTAATTGATACTGGTCCACCATAATTAATAGGTACTCCACTTGTAGGATTTGTAGGTAAAGATGTTATAAGACTCCAAGTAGAACCATAGTTGCTTGATACATATATTTGTGGAGCAGGACCTCCCATAGTATATGTTCCAGCAGCAATATATTGTCCTGATTGACTACAAGATACACAAGTCCAGTATAATGAAGGAACTCCTGAGGCAGTTGTCCAAGTAACCCCATAATTTGTTGAAATATATAATGGATTAGCAATAAATACAGAGGAGTTTCCCGCGCCAATAACCATAATTGCACCATTGCCACTTACCGCACAACAAGAAGAATATATTCCATTTGGTAGTCCAGCACTACTTGGTATTAATGTATAACTATTATCTACAAGTGGAATAAATACATTGCTTAAATCAACTAAATTTACTTTATAATTTGTTGTAGTAGATGACATATTATATATTTTTATTAATAAAAAATTGAAATATAAATATATTCGTAGAGTAATAATATAAAATTAAAGTATATATTTATATAAAAAATGATTATTCCTATTAAATGCTTTACTTGTGGAAATGTTCTTGCGAACAAATATAGATATTATTGTGAAGAAGTCAGACAGCGTAAATTATCACGTGGTCAACATTTGGATAAAGTAATTTATTTAACACAAGAGTATAGTCAAAAAACTGTAGAAGGTGAAGTTTTAGATGAATTAAAATTAACTAAAATGTGTTGTCGTCGTCATATGTTAACACACGTAGATATTGAATAGCTTCAACCTTTTTAAAAGGTTGATCCAAATATATTATTTTATGTAAATAATACATCATAGTTTGTTTTTTATATTTGTAATATATAATATACTATAAATATATAATGCGTAAAAAAACTTCTAAAAAAACTAAACATTCTAGAAGATATAAACATCAACATGTATACAATATGATTGGATGTTCAAAAAAACATAAACATACTAAAAAATGTCTTAAAAAGCTATGTCCTATCTGTGGATTAAAAGGTGGATCTAGTGGTTGTGGTGCAAATGGTTGTCCTATTGCTCCATTATCATGGTCTGAAATGAACAAATTTGTAAAACAAAATGGCGGTGAATGTAATGTTATGGGTTGCCAGCCAATTTTAGGTGTAGGTCAAAATGGTGGTTCTAATCATATGGATATTCCTGGACCTTTTGTTGGTTCTGCTTGGGGTCCAAATGATAACCAATTGCCAGGGGCAAATGGGATTGCAGGCGATAGAAATTATTTAGCAAGTTATTCCAATGTTATTCAAAATGATCCCACAAGACAAATATCAATGAATGATGCGAATTTTAAACCTATATTAAAGGGTGGTAGAAAAAAGACTAGAAAAAATTATAAAAAATCTTTAAAAAGAGGCGGCGGGCTTATTCCCCAAGATTTAGTGAATTTGGGAAGAGAAGTTGGGTTTAATTTCAAAAGTGCGTATAATGCTATAAATGGATATAAAGCTCCTATAAATCCATTGCCCTACAAAGATCAGTTACAATCAAGCACAATAGCTATAATGTCTAAATAATTTTTTCTTATCTATGTATATAAATAATATGGCTTTTCCTACGAAAATGAGTCAGTTGTGTACACCTGCTTATATTTATTTTTTAATATCTGTGATAGCAATTGCTATGACTGCTATTCAAAATATTGGAAGCAAAGGTATATATCGTTTAGGAATGTTTGCGTGCAGAGTTCCTAGTTGCTTAGCAGTATTTGTCTTCAAGGTTATTTATATTTTATTCTGGACGTGGATATTGAATTTAATGTGTAAAGACGGCCATTCAGGAATCGCTTGGTTCCTAGTCCTAATTCCATTTGTTCTTTTATTTGCGATTGTTGGTCTTGCTATGATGTACCAAAATAATAAGGATAAGAAACACAAATAAATAATTTAAAGATAAATTTGTCTGTTTGTAAAAATCATTATATAAATGTATATGTATATAATGAATAAAATTAATTGGATTGTTGGATTTTTGATTTTGTTAGTTACTGTTGCATTAATAAAACCATTACAAGAATCATTTGTTACGCATAGTATAGGTAGAGGTTATGGCATTGGTGGTGTAGGATATGATTTAGATTATACACCCCAAGTAGATATTCCAAATGGAAAATTATTTGGAAATATGCGATATCCTGGAAAAGCATATTTATCTATAGCAGAACCCAATGGATATTTATATAATAATCAGTCAGATGACTCGATCCCATTTTTAAGTTTTCCATTTTTAAAATAATTATCTAATAGATATATTAGATGAAAGGTTTTAAAAAAATTAAAAATGGAGTCAAATATGAAAGAAATGGATGGATATATGTATCTATAAAAGGCAAGCCATTTGAACGAGGTCTAGCATATGGCACATTAATTCGGGACGATATGAAACGCGTAAAAGAAATTTTAAATTTTATTGTTTACAATGATTATGGTGTTAAATGGGAATATTTTATAGAAACTTGTAAAAAGTATTATACAGATAAGATTAAAGATGGATTTCCAGAGTTTTATGAAGAAATGTCAGGATTTGCGAAAGGTGCAAATATGTCAGTTGATGAAGTAGTTGCTTGGAATAACTATTTTACATTAACTGAAAGTTGGTGGGCTAATATGCCAGAAGAAGAAGCAATTGCTATTAAAGGTTCTATTACATCAAATATATCTTCAAAAGAAGGAGGTGGACAACAAGAACGATGTAGTGCTTTTATAGCAGTCGGGTCAGACTGGACCAAAGATGGTAAAATAGTTGTTGCTCACAATAATTTTTCTAATTTTGTTGATGGACAATTAGCAAAATATGTCGTTGATTTACAACCAGAAAAGGGTAATCGCATTTTAATGATGGGGTTTCCTGGATGGATATGGTCAGGTACAGATTTTTTTGTTACATCAGCTGGCATAATTGGAACAGAAACAACTATGGGAGGGTTTATTAATTACGAAAATAATATTCCTATATCGTGTCGTATTCGAAATGCGATGCAATATGGAAACTCATTAGACGATTATGAAAAAATATTGTTAGATGGCAATTCAGGGGATTATGCGAATTCTTGGTTATTTGGAGATACTAACAACAATGAAATAATGCGAATAGAATTAGGTTTACGATTTCATAATACTGAACGCACAAAAAATGGATATTTTATTGGTTTTAATGCACCTTATGATCCACGTATAAGAAATTTAGAATGTGTAAATACAGGATTTGATGATATTCGTCGTCATCAAGGAGCAAGAAAAGTGCGTTTAAATGATTTAGTTTTGGAAAATAAGGGAGAACTCGATATTAATGTAGCAAAAAATATTATTTCAGATCATTATGATGTATATTTAAATAAAGAAAATCCTTGTTCACGTACATGTTGTTCGCATTATGAATTAGACGCACGTGAATTTATGTCAGACCCGTCAAGACCAAAGCCGTTTCAACCACGTGGAGCATTAGATGGTAATGTATGCGATACTGAAATGGCAAAAAATATGTCTTTTTTATTACGTTGGGGAAATTCGTGTGGCATTCCATTTGACAAAAATAAGTTTTGTAATGAAAACCGAGTTTGGAATCATTATCGCGATTATTTAGATGATAGACCGCAACAGCCTTGGACATATTTTACTATTAATATTAATAATAACAATAATATTAAAAAAAGCTTTAAAAAAAAGAGTATATACCAGCAAAAACGTAAAACAAGTAAGAATAAAAAGAGTGTTTAGGAAACTATTAAATAACTTATTAAGTTTAATTTATTTAATAAAGATATTAATTATATATATTTATGGTAAACGTGTTAATTCCTAAAACTATCTTTCAGATAAAAAATTTTAAACAACCAAAGTTTATTTTAGATAAATTGGAGTCATTTAGTATAGGCTGGAATTATATACACTTTGATGATTCAAATAATATTATAGAGTTTATAAAAAATAACTTATTAGAAGATTTAATAGATATATCAAGCAATATTATATTAATTAATAATTCTCCTATTAAATTAGAATTTTTTATTTATTATTATTTGTATCAAAATGGAGGAGTTTATCTAAATAGCGATTCAATATTAAATAAAAATATAGATAACATAATTAATGAATTGTCTTCATTTTATGTGGAGTCATGTATTACAAAGTTAGTTTTTAATGGATTTATTGGAACAATTCCAAAAAATAAAATTTTTTTAAATGTTTTACAAAAAATGTATAATATGATTATACTTGATAATTATAGTAATTATCAAGAAATGCTTAAGGATTTTTATAGAGATATATTAATTAATGAAAATATATTAACAAAAATATTTACAGAAGATATAAATTCTGAATACTGTAAAATATTAGATAATAATGAACAAATTGTAACACATTATTACAATAATGATTTTAATAATAAATACAATATATATAATTCAATTGAAACATATAAATACTTTAATAAACCAAAAGAATTAATTAAGATAGGCATAACTATTATGCTACCTAAACGAGCAATAGAATTATTTATAAATGGTTTAAATCAAAATATTTTCTATTTATGTGAATTATTATTAAATATAGGTTATGATTGTAGATTTGTGGTAAATGATGATGTTATAAATAATATAGATCAAAATGAATTAGATGTAATGTTATATGATAAACGAATAAAAATTATTAAACTTACTGAGATTTTTAAAGAAGAATTAGATATATTAATAATTATGGGAAATATACTACACGATTCCATTATTAAATTATTAAAAAAAACAAAAACAATTGTGTTAGGATATTTTTGCGGAAATAGTTATATTATTGATTCTGAAATAATATTATACAAATATGGTAATTTTTCAAAAGGCACATTTCAATATTTATTAGACGATCATACACAATTATACGATGAAATTTGGTCAATACCACAAATGGCAAATACAAATATTCATTATTGGAAAACTTTTCATAGATGTAATACTATTGAGGTACCATTTGTATGGTCAAATAAAGGTATAAATATGTTAGAACAAATATGCAACAAACCTTATGAATATTATTTATATAAAAATAATAATAAAGAAAAGAAAATTGCTGTTTTTGAACCAAGTATAAGTATTATGAAGTGGTGTTTACCTCCTTTATTAGTATGTGAAAATGCTTATAGACAGTTAAAAGATAAAAGTATTATAAATAACGTATATTTAAATAATGTTCTTACTCGAGGAGAGGCTTTTAATAATGAAGCTTTTAACATGATGGTAGAGAGTCTTGATTTAAAACGTGATAATAAATGTTCACTTGAATATAGATATAATAGTTTAGACTTTTTAAAAGGTTATGCGGATATATGTGTATCGCATAGTTGGGAAAATGGGTTAAATTACTTATATTTAGATTTAGCCTGGATGGGCTGGCCAGTATTACACAATGGACATTTATGTAAAGATGTCGGATATTATTATGATCAATTTAATTATGAAGAAGGTGGAAATATGTTAGTTAATATATTAAATAATCATGATAATAATATCAATGAATATTTACAAAGAAATAGAAAAGCAATTGACCGATATTTACCTAGCAATAAAGATTTACAAAATCATTATGAAGACATAATAAATAAATTATTGCATAACAATAAACAAAAGTATGGAATAAAATTAAATCATGAAATAATTGTAAAATCTGTTATTCCAGAAATACCATTAAATATATTTCAAGTGTGGCATTCCAATGATTTACTACCTTCTATTAAAGAATGTAGCCAAGAAATACAAAAATTAAATCCAGAATTTAATTATTATTTATTTAATGAAGAATCATGTAGAGAATTTATAAAACAAAACTTCCAAGATAATGTATTATATGCTTTTGATAATCTAATTCCTTATGCATTTAAATTTGATTTATGGAGATATTGTATATTATATTTAAAAGGTGGTATATATTTAGATATAAAGTATAAACCACTAAATTCATTTAAATTTATTAATTTAATTGATAAAGAATACTTTTGTGAAGATATTGAAGAATCTTTTAAAGGTGTATATAATGCTTTTATTATATGTAAACCAAGAAATATATTAATGCTAAATGCAATAAATAAGATTGTTGAACATGTATTAACAAAAAATTATTGTAATTATGGACTAGAAGTGTCAGGTCCATTAATGCTTAAAAAACTTATTAACGATAATAATATTAAAATAAATATAACTGATTTACATTTATATAGTGATAAGATCGAAGATAATAAATTGATAATATATAATAATGATAAACCTATTTTACGAATGCATGAAAATTATCGTAATGAACAACTTTCTAATGGTAAGCATTGGGCCTACCAATATATGCATAGTGAAATATTTAAGTAAATAATATATGAATTAATTAAATTATATATTATTTATATTGCTATTATTTTAATTACGAATAGTTGCTAAGAGTTCTAGCACTAGGGTCATTTGTATTAGATGTATACTTTGGCATCCAATAATAAGGAACAATATGACCTGCCCTGGGATATAAATCAAAAAATATTTTCTTATAATAATCCTTTTCTAACTCAATAGGAGATAAAATAATCATATTATTTTTTGGAGTATGGGTTTCTTTAATAAAGTCTTGAATAATTTGATATAGTGAACGTCCCTTGTTACTAACACCATCACTAAATGCCTCTTTTTTTCTCCACAATATTTCACTAGGCAATAAATCTTTGTTATCAAATGCCTTTCTTAGCAAATATTTTTCAATTTGGTCAGTACGATGTCGAAATGCTAATGGAATTGATAAATATATATTTACAAAGTTTTTATCTAAAAATGGTGTTCTAGGTTCTAAACCATGTGATGAAATAGATTTGTCTGAACGTAATACATCAAATAAATAAATATCATTTAATAATCTAATAGTTTCCTTATCAAATTCAATTGAACTAGGACATAAACTCATATATAAATAACCTCCACAAAGTTCATCTGAACCATCGCCATTAAAAATAACCTTTGCTTCTGAGTGTTCTGAGATATATTTTCCAATTAACCAATTACCTATACTTGCCCTAACTGTAGTTGTGTCATAACTTTCAATGTCTTCAATTACTTTTGGAATAGATGCGACCATATCCATTTCAGATACAATAATTTCTGTATGTTTTGATCCAATATGTTCAGCTACTTTTTTAGCGTATTTAATATCTTCTGAATCAGGCAATCCAATACTATATGTTTCTACTTGTGGTAGCCCATACTCTTTTGCATATTGGCATACAAGCGATGCAATAAGACTACTATCTAATCCACCAGATAATAAACACGCAATAGGTCGTTCAGTTGTACAGCAACGTTTATAAACAGCAGTCTTTAAGAAACGATAAATTGTATCCAAATAATATTCTTCTGTAAAAATAGTTTGATCATTATAGGTTGGAAAACTGGGAATATGATATTGCTTGTAATAAGATACACTTGACATTGTTGTTGGTTTATAATATACATTATTATTGTAAACATTTGTGTATCTATCAAATTGAATATAATGTCCTGGTTTAAATTGTTCAACAAAATTTGCATCTTGTATATCAGTTAGACTTTTTAGTTCAGATGCAAAGTAACTTTGTCCAATACCAGGATGAAGACAACAATATAATGGTCTCACACCATAAGGATCTCTTGCAACATATATGTTTTCAGATGTATATAAAATAAATGAAAATACGCCATCTAGCATACGCAACGTTTGTTCCATGCCAAAATGTTTATATAAATGAATAATAACCTCGCAATCAGAATCTGTTTTTTTATTGACAAATGGCATCATATCATATAATTGTTTGAAATTGTAAATTTCCCCATTACATATTAGAGCAATATCATCAATTATAATAGGTTGATTAGATTCCATATTAAGACCATTAATTGCTAACCGATGAAAACCAATTAATGCATTATACTTTTCGTGATGCTCTAATGTAGAATATTCTGGTCCACGTCCTTTTCCTCTATGAAATGATTTCTCAATTATTTCATATTTTTCTGAATCATTTTTACTATTATTTTGAGTTGTTATATAGTTAATAATTGAAAAAATGCCACACATCAAAATCTAATCTAATATAGTATATTACCTTTATATCTTTAATATATTTTGAAACAATTTAAATATTTATTACATATTCATTATATAACTAACAAATCTATAATGAATTTTCAAGTTGGTGATAAAATATATAAAATTCAAAATAAAGAAATTGACACATCTGTCATATATGTTATTGATGAAATAATACTAGATGATTCAGAAGCGAATTGGCATGATGGATATAATATGGAATATACAGCATTAGTAAAAAATCAAAATACAGGAGAAGAAGAAATCATATTATTATATTATAGTAGTCATATTAGACATTTTTATGAAAAATATGCTATTAAAGTGGAGGAATATAAATAGTTTAAGAATAATTTAATATTAATTTTGTAATTTGTTAGTTTATATAATTAATTAAACTAACAAATAATATATATATTTAAAATAAATATTATAAAAATATCACAATAATATAGTATATTATGGATACAATCGCTTGGAACCTAATTGATAAATATTTTAAAGATAACCCGTATAATTTAGTAGCACATCATTTAGACTCTTATAATGATTTTTTTTCCAAAGGCATTTTTCAAATATTTAAAGAAAATAACCCTATTCGTTTTATAGAACGTGAAGAGAGTGGAGAAACTGATAAGAGTAGTAAATTTGAAAATCCAAGTGAATGTTTAATTTATATGGGAGGAAAAAATGGTGATAAATTATACTTTGGCAAACCTGTTATTTATGATATGGATAGAGAAAATCATTCTTATCCACACTATATGTACCCAAATGATGCCAGATTAAGAGGAATGACATATGGTCTTACAATTCATTATGATATTGATGTTGAATATAAAAGCATTATTAATGGACAAATGGTTGAACAAACTAACACATATGAGAAAATTTATTTGGGACGTTTTCCTATTATGCTTCATTCAAATTTATGTATTTTAAGAGGATTAGCACCCGAGGTTCGTTTTAATATGGGAGAATGTAAAAATGACTATGGAGGTTACTTTATTATTAGTGGTAAAGAAAAAGTTATTCTCAGTCAAGAAAAATTTGCAGATAATATGCTTTATGTACGTAAATTTAAACAAGATGAATTATATAGTTATTCTTGCGATGTGCATTCTGTTTCCGAAGATAGTTCTAAACCAATTCGTTATACTTCAGTAAAAATAGTTGCGCCTGATTCAACTTATTCAAATAATCAAATCGTTGTTGATATTCCTAATGTTAAAAAACCAATGCCCTTATTTATTGTTATGAGAGCCTTAGGTATTTTATCAGATAAATCAATTATTGAATATTGTTTGTTAGATTTAGAAGCAAACTCAAATATGGTTGATTTATTTATTCCATCCATTCACGACGCAAATACTATTTTTTCCCAACAAGTTGCTTTAGAGTTTATTTCCAAGTTTACAAAAAGACAAACAGTTACTGCAACACAAGACATATTGATGAATTATTTTTTACCTCATATTGGCGAAGATAATTATTTAAATAAAGCATATTTTATTGGATTTATGGTTTATAAGTTGCTAAAAGTATATACTGGCAAAGATGCGCCAACTAACAGAGACAACTTTAAATTTAAACGCGTTGAAATGTCAGGAACATTAATTTATGATTTATTTCGTGAATTTTATTTAATTCAAAAACGTAATATATTTTTAAAGATGGATAAAGAATTTTATTATCATGCTGGTAAATATAGAGCCAATTTTGTTAGTTTAGTTGAAGATAATTTAAAAGAATTTTTTAAAGATAAAATTATTGAGGAAGGATTTCGAAAAGGATTTAAAGGAAATTGGGGTGCTGATACAAATACAAAGCGTCTGGGACTTGTTCAGGATTTAAATCGTCTTTCTTGGTTTACATTTATGTCACATTTAAGAAAAATAAATTTACCTCTTGGTGCTACAGCCAAAGTAGTTGGACCACATTTACTGCATAATTCTCAATGGGGAATTATTGATCCGGTAGATACGCCTGATGGCGGTAATATTGGTTTACATAAACACTTAGCAATTAGTACTGCAATTACAAATGGTTATTCATCATTTCCTTTAATAAAATGGTTACGTGCGAATACATCGTTAAGATTGTTAACAGAATGTAATCCTAAAATTTTAGCCAATTTGACAAAAGTAATTGTAAATGGAAATTGGATTGGATCAATTGAGAACCCAATTGAGACGCTTACTATGATGAAACTATTTAGACGCAATGGTATTATTCCTTTATATACCAGTATTTCTTTTAGTTATGAAACTAATACGCTTTATTTATATACTGATAGTGGGCGTTTAACTAGACCTATTTTTTATAGAGATATCAAAAAGATGGATGATAACAAACTCGTTTATGGTAAATTATCTTATAATCACGGAACTATCAAAGATATTATTACGTCTAATAAATACACTTGGACGCAAGTTGTATCTGGATTTGGTAAAAAGGGTGATGAAAATTTTAATATAAGAAGCAATGTTTTGTATGATGTACATCAATTGTATCCAAACTACTCTGAACTAGATAAGTTGCTTGATTCATTTGAATTAAATCGCGCAATTATAGATTATATTGATACATCAGAAGAAGAATCCGCATTAATTGCTATGAAGCCAGAGGATTTAAAAGATGGAAATAATAATAAATATATTACACATTGCGAAATTCATCCATCCCTTACATTTGGAATAATGGGTAATAGTATTACATTTCCTGAGTCAAATCAGTTTCCTCGTAATTGTTTTTCTTGTGGACAAAGTAGACAAGCTGTTTCTGTATATCATTCAAATTATCAGATGAGAATGGATAAAATGGGTGTTATATTAAATTATGGTCAGACTCCATTAATTAAATCAAGATATTTAGATTATATGAATAATGAAGAACAACCTTATGGAGTAAATGCGATAGTTGCAATTATGTCATATACCGGTTATAATGTAGAAGATGCTATTTTAATTAATGAAGCATCTGTAAAACGCGGTATTTTTAGAACTACTTATTATACCTCATATGAAGCTCGAGAACAAAGTGCAAAAGTATCTGGAACACAAACTAACACTATATTTGCAAATATTCAGTCTAAACCCAATGTAAAGAAGCTAAAAGAAGGATTTGATTATAGTAAATTAGATAAATATGGATTAGTTGAAGAAAATACAGAAATTGATGAAAAGATTATCTTAATTGGCGAATTAACAAGCAATTCGGATATGAGAGGAGTATATATGGATAATTCAATAAAAACAAAGAAAGGTCAACTTGGTTATGTAGATAAATCATTTATTTCAGAAGGCGAGGAAGGATTTAGAATTGCACGAGTTCGTATTCGTGAAGAACGTTTGCCTGCAATTGGAGATAAAATGGCATCACGAAATGGTCAAAAAGGTACACTTGGTCTTATTATTCCTGAAGAAGATATGCCTTTTACATCTGATGGTGTAAGACCAGATTTGATTATTAACCCTCACGCTCTTCCATCTCGTATGACTATTGGACAATTAGTTGAAACATTATTGGGAAAAACTTGTTCGATGTATGGTGCTTATGGAGATTGTACTGCGTATGAAACCAAGGGCGCGAATTATTATACATATGGTGAAATGTTAGCAAAAGTAGGTTATCATAGTTCTGGAAATCAGATTTTATACAATGGATACTCGGGTGAGCAATTATACTCGGAAATATTTATTGGACCAACTTATTATATGCGTTTGAAGCACATGGTTAAAGATAAGATTAACTATCGTGCAACAGGTAAACGTAGTATGCTTACAAGACAAACAAATCAGGGTCGTGCAAATGATGGTGGTCTTCGAATTGGTGAGATGGAACGTGATGGAATAATGGCGCACGGATTATCTTATTTTTTGAATGATTCATTCATGGTTCGTGGTGATCAATATTATATGGCTGTTTGTAATAAAACTGGATCTATTGCGGTATATAATCCTGATAAGAATTTGTTTTTGAGTCCATTGGCAGATGGACCTTTAAAATTTCATACAAATGTAGAAGGAGAGCAAGTATTAGATGTATTTAGTAAATTTGGCCGTTCATTTAGTTTAATTCGCATTCCATATGCGTTGAAACTGCTTATTCAAGAGTTGCAAGTTATGAATATTCAGATGAGAATTATTACGGATGATAATATTGATCAATTACTTAACTTGACGTATCAATCTCGCAATATTGATAAACTTTTACAATTAGATCCTGATAATAAACAAGATATTAAAGTAATTGTTGATAATTATAAAAATAGTATTGCAAAAAAAATGCTTGAAACACAAACCAAAGATGCTGATATTAAAAACAAAATAAATGGATTAAATGCTCAAACTCAAATCATTGAAGCACGAGATGCAAGAGATTTAGAAACAATTTTTGCACCTGTATCTCCTCCATATGCACCTGTATCTCCTGGATATCAACCTGAATCTCCTCCATATGCACCTGGATCACCTGGATATCAACCTGTATCTCCTCCATATGCACCTGGATCACCTGGATACCAACCTGGATATCAACCTGTATCTCCTCCATATGCACCTGGATCACCTGGATACCAACCTGGATATCAACCTGTATCTCCTCCATATGCACCT